ACCGTCAGGAACACACCCTAGGCTTTCTTGTAATAATTTGACTGCTCTGCCTACGCCCATGTTTACGGCAGCGTCAAAGACCGCATAATCAACCCCTAAAGGAAGTTGTGGCCCGTAACAAGCTGTCCAATATTTAGCTTTATAGAGTGGAGCTACTTGGTCTTTAGTTAAAGATTTCATTTCTTTTTCTGAAGACTCTCTGCCAACCCATGCTTCCCAAGTTTTTTGGGTAACACCAAGGTTAGTCCTGCCGCCTGGGTCTTTTGGGTTATTAACATAACCACCTTCTGATTTCAGCAACAACGCTAAACAATTTTCAAAATTATTTTGCATTAAAAATGCCAATTTGCTCTGATAACCAACCTTGCAAAGATACTAATTGCTGGGTTGTCATTGCACATTTTTCAATAAATTTAGGGTCGGCGGCTGTTCCATCAATGCTGCTGGTGGTAGCGGAAATTGTGCCTGTTTGATTGGTACTGGAGAGGCGCATCCCACCATAAGTACGCTTAATAAGGGCAATACGATTTTCATAGTCATTTTTTACCTTTTCATTAACGAGAGTTGCTTCTTTTGCTTTGGCTTTAATTACAAATTCTTGTTCTTTAGCGGCTAGTTCTACTTTAGATACATAAGCATCGTATTTAGCGGATTCGTATTTGCCGTAACCAAGACCAGCTACAGCAAGCACAGCACAAGCAGCATAGATATAAATTGAAATGGGTAGAGGGAACATATTAGTCCAATGGTAGGGTTGTAAGAAACCTTAAAATAGCAACAATAATGCCGATACAAATAAGTAAAATCCCGTAATAACGGGGGTCAATAATATTTTGCACATACATAAAATTATCATAAACCACGCCTAAAACGGCTACGCCAAAGGCAAACCACATAGTTCTTGAGTGCATTGGGCGTTTTGCCCGCCTCATTTTACGATATGACCGTTACCGCCTAGCCAAACTAAAACGCTAACAACAATAATTCCAACCGCCCAAAACAATCTTTTAACAACTGTTTCGCCTACCGATGTATAAAGGTTTTTAATTACTCTTTCGGTGACTTTTTCAACTAAATCTTCTAATTGTTCATCAGTAAGTTCAAGGCGGTTATCAGACATATTACGCTCGTTTTTTAATCGTTTTTTTAATTGCTTTTTTAGTAACTTTTTTAACAGGTTTTGTAGGAAAAACAGGAAAATCCCATAATTTTATTTTAGGCATATAGCCTAATTTATCGAATACCCAATCTATTTGAAATTTAAACATAATTAAGCCGTATAAGTTCCTGAAGATGTAAATTTAAGAATAGTGTTTGCGCCAGATACAGTAATTGTTGGCCCGCCAGTAGAAACACCGCTATAACTTGCAGTAGGTACGGAAATAATAACTACTCCTGAACCACCGCTAGTAGTTCCAGCACCAGCACCGCCACCAGTATTTACGCTGCCGTTGTTATTCGAAGCACCACCACCACCAGAACTTCCGCCACCACCATTACCACCACCTCCACCACCGCCATAATAGACGGCGCTACCTGTAATAGTATTGTAATGTCCAGTACCGCCATTTCCACCAGGCCCATTAGGCCCAGCATCACCACCAATAGCACCACCGCCACCGCCACCACCACCCGCATATGTTGAACCGTTACCACCAGAATTTCCTTGGCCTGAAACGCCTGCGCCACCACCGCCAGGAGCAGCACCATCAGCAGAACCGCCACCGCCACCTGAGCCACCTGAATAACCACCACCTCCACCAGCATAACTACCAGCTTGACCACCAGCACCACCGCCAGAAGCTATAGCAACGCCTGTAATAGAAGAATTAGTGCCTGCACCACCAGCGCCAGTTCCTCCACCACCAACAACCATTGTGTAAGTAGTGCCAGGAGTAACTGACAATGAACTAGAAATAAATCCACCGCCACCGCCACCACCACCAAAGCTATTAATATAACCACCAGCGCCACCACCAGCTATGACAAGAAAACTAAAGGTGTATACGCCTTGTGGGTAGGTTTGAAACCGAACCCAAACGCCACCAGTAAAACCTTCATAAATTGCTTGAGTAGTGTTGTATCGCAATATACCCGCAATAGGAGTTGCAGTTCGCAATGTTGTTGGCCCTACAGGAAGATACATTTCATTGGTTTTTGCACTTAAATTTAAATCTACATTGGAAATAGCACCACCTGTAATAGCTACTAAGTTGGCATTTTGATAAGCCATTGTGCCTAAAGCGGCAATTAATTGGTCTACATAATATTTAGTAGCGCCATCTTGAGATGATGTTGGGTCAGCAAGGTTAATAATACGGTTTGTACCCATATTAAGGTTGCCAGAAGCAGTTGTTTGACCATCTGCCGCCAATGAACCCGTCAATGCGTTAGCAATGTCTGTAAGTGTGTTATTTGCCCATGTAGAAGAAATAGTAGTACCTGTGACTACTGGATTTCCTACGGGAAGGGAGTAAGTACCTGAACCATTGCGTGACATATTATTTCCTTATTGGGCTGCTTTGCCAGCAGATTGCATTAATAATAATTTTGCTAAATTTTCTCTTGTCATTTTTTTAGCTTCTTCTGAATTAATCATGCCACCTTTAGGGGCTACTTTTACTTTTTCCATAAAAGCTGCGGCTTCATGTGGGCTTAATAAAGCGTGTGCAAATTCATTAGCAAGTTCTTTGTTAGCACGACCATAAACAACATCGCTACCTCTAGCTAATAAATTTCCAGCAGTTTCAGCCAAACCACGCCTTCTAAGCAAATTAGGCAAATTAATTTGATTAAGCATATTGCCATAAGCTAATTTTTGAATGGTATCTGAACCAACTCCACGACCAGCAGTTTCAGCATATTGAGTTCTAGCCAAATCAGCTTGTATGTTTTGTAAAGTATTTATTTTTTCAGAGGAAACTTCTCCTTGCCCAACGGCTTTTAACTTTTGAGCAAATTTATTTGGATATAATTTACCGCTTAATGGATTAATAGATGTTTCAGCTAAATTTTGTACAACATCCATCTCATTAAGAGGTTTAGACATTGTTGCGTAAGTTTGTCGAGCTAATTTATATTCTGGGCTAATTGCATCATTTTCTAAAAACCCAACAAGTCTATCTTTAGCTGCAATTAAACCTTTCATTTTGTTTATTTCAGCAGTAGACATATCTGGTTTTTTAAGCCTTGCAATAGCATCGTCTAATGCAATTTTAGTTTGATGCAATCCTTGAATACTGCCAGAAGGGTTTTTAACATCAATGCCTAAGTTTTTAGCATTAATTTGAGCTTGTTTCATGGCATCTTTAATGGCTGGAGTTTCAGTTAAAGATTTAATTTCAGTCTTTAATTCTGGGCCAAGCGTTTTAAAATCCATTTTGTTGCCAAATGCTTTTTCGTATAAATCCCTAGCAGATAATTCTCTAGCAGTAACTAAAGCTTGTTTTTCGCCTTGAGTGCCAGCCAAATTTTCTAAAGCGGCAACTCTAGCTTCATTTTGAGCAGCTTGTCTAGCCGCCATTAAATTAGTAGATTCTTGAGAAACAGCGCCTGCGGCTCTTTGAGCAGCAGCAAGACTAGGAACATTAGCAACTTCGCCTACGGTTGGCAAAGAACCTGGCACTAATTCTTTAGCGTTTTTAAGGTTAGAAACAGCTTTTTCTGCTTCATTACCAGCATATTCTCGTAAAGCACGACCAATAATAGCCTCTCTGCCGCCTGTATATAAAGGTTCAACTAATGCTTTGGCAGCATTAAATCCAGTTTTTAACACTCCGCCAACAATAGGTAAAGCGCCACCAACAGCCCCTTGAATACCTATATTTTGAGCTTTTGCGTTAACAAATTGTTCTGGATTTAATCCAGTTTGTTCAGGGGTTAATGCGCCTGAAAGCATACCTGTGCCAGCGCCTTGAGCCATTCTTTGAGCAAAACTAGGAATCATGCCTGCTGTGCCAATACCAACATAAGGGGCTGCTTGACCTATTGCGCTACCAACTTGATTTACAACATTACCAGTAGTGCCCATTTGGGCTTGAGTGCCTTGTTCAATTTGATTAATGGCATTAACCATGTTATCGCCAGTATTTCCACCACCAATTAATTTGTCATAAATTTGCATTAAAGCAGCAGGAGATTTAGCTATTCCTGTAGCCATATTTATAGGCAAACTTACTGCACTTGTAAGTGCTTGTGTTGTATTTTTATATGGATTTTCAGAACCATATGTAGATGTATTAAGCGGTATACCTTCAGGAGAATATTGAATATCTTCTGCTGATTGAGTATACATATTGCCCTTTATTGGGGCATCGGGGGTAAATCTAGTAGTATCAGGAACAAATGGCATAATTTAATTCCAAGTTCCAGAAACACCATTAATAACTATTCTAGTACCTTTTTTAAGGCCAGCTTTTGCTGCTTCTGCTTCTGTTTTAAATTCATATGAAACATTTTCAGGTTTTGGTAAATTATTTTTTGTTTGTTCTGTTATTACATTAGCTCTTAAATTTTCAGGAATAGGTTTTTGATGTACCTTATATTGATTTGTAATAACATTAGAAGCAAATTGTTTTTGACCATCCGCAGCTTTTGTTACAGCATCTACGCTAACTAACAATGAGCTAGGATTGTTTAAATTAGGCGCTAACCCAGTTAAAATTCTTTCATCGCCACCATTTAAAACTCCTAAACTGTGTGCATCTTTACCAGTTAATATAACTGTATTATATGCCTCTTGTAAAGCAACTCTTTTATTAGGATTTGCCATATCAGACGGAGAAAATGTTTTTATAATATTTTTGTAATTATCTAAAGCATTTTGATAATTTACTGCGCCAGTAACTTTATCAGCAGGAGTGCCAGTTAAAGGTTCTGCTTGTTTTGCGTACCATTCACGTTGTTGTTCTGGGCTTTTTATATAATAAGGTGCAGGATATGGTGAAAATGGGTCTTGCTTTCCTTGTGTTGTTGTTTTTGTTTCCGAAACATTATAAGCACCAGCTTCAAATTGAGATATAGCAGATTTAACTATTTGCAAAGCTTCTGGTGTATTTGGAATTGGTTGATTAGGCGAAATGCCTAATTTTTCAGCAATAAATTTACTGTAATTATTAGTGCTTTGAGGGCTATTTCCTTTAGCTTCTGCTGGTGACCATGTTTCAGCTAAAGTTAATGGTGTAACAGGAGCGTTTCCAAACCTAGACTTGTAAGCAGGGCTTTGACCGCTTAATTTTAATGATAAATCTTTTGTTAAAGCCATGTCACCTTCTTGAATTGTTGCAAATTTCAAGAAATTGCCATCTGCACCAACTAAATTGCCAGGATTGTTGTTTCTTGTGCTTACAGGCATTTGACCAGGTTGTGTTTGCGGTGTTGCAACAGCTTCACCCTTTTGAGGCAAAAGTCCTTTATCAACAGCTTTAAGATAATCATAATCTGGGCTAGTTGAACCAGCCCTAAAAGTTGTTTCTGGATTTGGACTATTTAAATTTACATATCCAGTTACTTTATTGCCATCAACAGTTCTTATTTCTTTTTCCCATTTAGGTTCTCTAAACAACTGTTTAGCAATTTCAGAACCCAAAGCATTTGCTCTAGTTCCTTTTGAACCAAGTAAACGAGCCATAGCTGCTTGAGGGTTTGCTGGGGTTGCGGCAATTTCAGGAATAGCTGGTTGAATAGGAATATTTCCACCAGTTTGAGTTGGGCCTTGTTGTGTTAATTCAGGAACACCAGCTTGTCCTGGAGTGCCTTGAAACAACTGCATACCTTGAGTAATATCACCCATTTCTTGTTCACGAATTTTTTGAGCTAATGCAAGTTGTTCGGTATCAATATCTTTTAATTCTTTATGAGCAGATAATTGTTGAGCTAATTTACCTATAAATTCCATAGGATTAACAGGCACATAACGATTACTAATCATTTGTCCTTGAGGGGTTTCCATGCCTTGTTTTAAAAGCATTTGAGCCATTGTTCTTTGACGGTCTAAGCCAAGAATTTCTGGGTTTGTGTAATCAGTTGCCATATTAATCCTTAACCGTATTTTTTAATTGCAGAACCACCTAAAGCGCCACCAAGGTTAAATAGTCCACTTATAAAAGAATTGGTAAACGCATTATTAGCGTTAGCATTGGCTTGGTTGGATTGATTTGTAAGTCCCATTGAAGTTAAATAATCTGTGCCTGGAACTCCTGATTGTTGGTATGGCGTAACATAAGATGGGGCTGCAATTCCTTTAAGTAATGCGCCAACTTGTGCTGGGGCCATGTATTTAGACAAAGCCTGATTAAACGCTTGATTTTGTGCGTTCATTCCTAAACTTTGGTTAGCTATTTGCTGGTTGTAAGCAAGCTCATTAGCACCCATATTTTGTGTATTAACTCGCAAAGGCTGAGTAAATGATTGTTCTTGACCAGTAAGGTTAAGTCCAACTTGAGTAGCGCCTTGACCAAATGCTTGTTGATTTGCTTGTAAACCTGTATTCATTCCACCAACTACTGCGCTAGTCATAGCATCGTTTTCTTTTTGACCTTGTAAAGTCATGGCTGTTTCATAAGCCTTAGTTCCTGGAACAATTCCTTGATTAGCAAGTTGTGCGGTTAAAGATTGTCTATCACGCTGAATTGCTGGTTGTAAACGTTGCATAATTGCATCGCTATAAGTTTGACCAGGATTAATACCATAAGAAGGCAGTTGTGATTGGTCTATTTGTGTATTTACATTGTATTGCGGCAATGGCAATAGTTGCGTAGCAGGGTTAAATTGTTGTTGATTTAAGCGTGAACCATAATAGTTCATGCTAGGCATATCGCCTACGCTGTTAAAAGTTGGAGAAGTTAATGGATTATTGTAAGTATTTGCCATTACTCCAAAATTGCCATTTACAGCGCTTTGTAAACCGCTTGGCAATGATTGGCTAGATGACCATATTGGATTGCCCTGAGCATCTGTGCCCGTTTGAGAATAATTTAAATTGCCATATGGGGAACTTTGATTAATCCGATTAGCCGCAGTTGCAGCCTGAGATTGCAACAAATTTCCAGCCGTAGTAGCTTGTGCTGCGCCCGTATAATTTGGTGTAGCCACCTGTTGAGGTGAACCAAATAATGTGCTTACTGCACCGCCTAATATTCCTCCACCGCCACCCATATCATGCTCCTTTTAAGGGCGCATTAATGTCGAGCCATCGACAATTCTCACGCCTCATTGCTAATATAACTAAATCCCCATCTTCATGAGCATCTTCGATATACGCTTTGTCAACAAAACCAAGGTGTCGGTCTAACTTTAGGGCTTCTTTATTAGTAGAAGCCACAGTTGCTAGTATAACCTTAACCCCTAGTTTATTAAAGGGATAATCAAAAGCTGCCCACAATAAGTCTTTACTTGCCCAATTTTCACCAATCGAACCAACGTGCATTAAACACGATTTAGCCCTAAATCCACAATACCCTATTACTGCCACTAAATTACCGTCTTTTTCTTGCCCAATACAAGTGGTATTTTCTGGGAGTTTTTCGTTAATTATCCGCCTTAACCAAGCCCTTAAATGGTCTTGATTATCAGTAACAACAACCCTCAAAGAATACCCCCACGCTCCATTACATAATCGGTTGATGCCCAATGAACATCAATCCCTTGGGAAGCTATTTTCATAACTACCCCACCAGAATACCCAATACCTGTAACGCCTTGCCAAGATTTAGTAATACTAAGCGCACCACCCCATATGGAAGTATCCCAAATAGCGTTATCCCATGAACCAATGGCAGCATTTTGAGCATTAAATGACACGCTTCCAAGGTCGTTTTGAGTGGCAAAATCTACATTAATACCAGCCAAAACGCTAGGAATACCATTATCTGTTTGAAAAATAGGGCGAATCATTGTAAAGCGTTTGAGTTGTCCTCTAGCATCAAAATACGAATAAGCCTGTTGAACTTCAGCGTTAATATTGTTGCTATCGTCTGAATAAGCGTTCCAAAAATGTCCTACATATCCAGTTCCACCAAAATATATTTGGTCATTAGATAATTCCCAACATTGAGCGTTTATACCTGTAAAGTTAGCCCAAGATTTAGAAATAGTATTCATTACAAATTGCTGAGTTCCCGTATTAAAAGGAACATTAATAATCAGCATATTTTCACTAGCGTAGTAAGCTATTTGCCAACCAAAGTTAATAGAATAAAGAGTAGCTGCTTGAGAAATAGCGTAATAAATCTTGTCCGTTAAGTTTACCCTTGGGTCTAAACGACTAGATTGAAGGGCTGAAGCTAAAGGCACTAAACCATCTTGGGTTAAAAGAAGTAAATCACCAGACCATTTAAAAAAGCATCTACGGGCAAAAATGTAACCTAGTTGCCATACGCCTTTTAAAGCCCAGGTTGCAGCATCATTTGGGTCTGTACCGTTATAGACAATAATTTCACCCATATTGGTTACAAAGACAGCATAGTCATCTGCGCCTTGACCAGCATCTAAAGTCCATGTTCCCATTGCTTGAACAAATCCACCATTACGGGCAATACCTCCAAAGTCTAGTTGTAAAGCCTCACCAGCAAGCGAATTAACAGGTAAATACCATACCCGCATACTGTTTTCTTCGGTGAAATAAAGGCGGTTTTTAAACAAATTAACACTAACAAATTTGTTAGAATTTACGCCAGTAATGACAAAATTAATGCTATAAGAGCCTTGATAAGTAGCGTAAGTTCCCGTTACTGTTGCGTTTGATACGGGAATAGAAGCCATTACATAGCCAAAGGTGTAATCGCTAAGAACAACAACATAATAAGTGCCGTTATATTGAGATGGTGTAGCACCGCTAATGGTTACTACATTTCCGCTTACTAAATCATGTTTAACGGGGGTAGTTAAGGTAGCTACAATGCCCGTTTTAACAATGCTAGACATGGTTTGCGTTGTAACTACATAAGAACCCAAAGTTGTTGCAATAACAACAGGAACAGTTGCCATCTCATAGGTAAATTGAGTGGTATTTAATACTGTAACAATAAATGTGCCATTAAAATTACTAGGTGTAAACCCTGATACTGTAACTTGATTTCCCGTTATAAGACCATGTGGTGAATTAGTAGTAATTGAAGCTAAAGTATCAGAATATCCTGCTGAAATAATAGTAGCTACGGCAAGGCTATAAGTACCTGCGGTAGTAGCATTAGTAGCGGGTACGGATGCCATTACATAAGTAAAAGAAGTTGCATTTACTTTGGTAATGTAAAAAGTACCGTTGTAGTCGGCTGGACTAGCCCCAGTTACCGTAATGGTGTTGCCTGTAAATAGATTATGGGCAGATGCCGTAGTAACCGTAGCGCCATTACCGTTGCTTGTAATAGAACTAATTGCATATGCTGTGCCGTTGGCAGTAGCATTGGTGGCTGGCGTTGTAGCCATAACATAAGTAAATTGAGTAGCGTTTAATACAGTAATTTTAAAAGTGCCGTTATAAGCACTTGGTTTTACGCCTGATATTGTGATGGAATTGCCCGTTACTAGACTATTTGCAGTAGCGGTAGTAGCGGTAGCTAAAGTCCCAACATGGGTAATTGAATTAACTTGTATTGCTGTGCCTGTAGGGGCAATATTTGTCCAGCTTGTACCATCATAAAATGTTGTAGCATCTTGACCATTACAAGCTACCAGAAAATGACCGCCAGCCGTAGTAATTTGAACGGTTTGCATTTTGTCATTAGAAATTGTATGAGATGCAATAGCCGTAGTGCCTGATACATCCCAAATTTTAGTGCCAGCAGCAGCAAAAAGGTCTTGAGTACCCGTTCCTGCGTAATTCATTAAAGTATTAACAGGTAAAGGATTGTTTAACGAATCAACAATTCCCGTACAAGCCTTTGTATAACCCAGTCTTAATTGAACATCCGTAGGGGTAGGGTAAAGATTATTAAGAATTACCGCATCTAATGGCGGCATTTCAGCAATAGAATCCCTAGCGTTCCATCCCCCAATGGGGCTAGAAACCGAGGCTGTTACTGCGGTACGACCTTGAGGTTGTGCCATGATTAAGACCCATAACCAGTATCAGGAATATTGGCATAACCAATAAGCACTTTAGATGGGTATGGAGCAAAAGATAGGTTAGCAGAACCTTTGTCATTAGCTTTAACAACATTTAAATAGCGCACATAATCTTGCATTAATGCAGTTGTGTCAAAAGACTTAACTTGGAAATACTTAAGTTTGGTAAAAATCACCATTAAACGGTCATCAAATACCGTAACATCTGAATCTTGGGTAAAGCTATTTTTAACTACGCCTGTAGATGATTCTGCCCAACCTTTAGAACGATACTCAAAGCTAAGAAACTCTTGAGTATTCATTAAAGGCCATATTTGAAATTTGCCGCCTAAAATACGCCATCTAGCCCTTGGGCCAGTTGAGATATAACCAGACTTTAACCATTGCCATTGTTGTGCATCTTCAGGGCCAAGCATTTCCCAATGTTTAGTTTTGTCCCATTGAGTACGGTCTGTAATGGTTTCAAAGTCAGGGGGCATATCATAAATAGTCTGAGCAAAGAGAATATTTCCGCTACCGCTACCCGTCATCTTTTGACTTAGGGTAACAGTAGTAGAGTTATCCAATGTAACTACATAAGAACTTTGCGGCACATTGTAGCCAGATACGCTATATTGGTCTGTTAAACCAGTAGTATTCGTTACATTGGTTAATACATAAGAATCATTTGTAGTTGTAGCTGTAGTGCTAATAGATTGCGTATAAAATCCATATTCCTTAGACAATGCTTGCCAGTCGTATTCTTTAACTAAATCATACCCAGCGCCATTCATCAAAGCCAAGATTTGTTGTGTATCTTGGGATGGATTGCCAGCAACATAGGCGGGAACTGCAAGATTTAGTTCTGCGGTGACTTGTTGCACCAACTGGAGCATTGTTTGGGACATATTAGGCCTCTACTACTTTCGGTTTGCGTGTTTTTGGTTTCGCAACAGCCGCAAGTATATTAGCCATCTGAACTTGCATTTCGGCTATTTTCGCATCTGTGTCTGCCTTAATTTTAGCATTTTCTTCCCTTAATGCTTGCAATTCTTCTTCCCTTTTGGCTACATCTGCTGTATTAGAGGCTAAATTGAGGTAGGCTTTGGCTTTTTGTTGAAAAGAATGAGTAGACATTCCAGCAACCATACCAATTCTTTGCAGTTGTTGGTCAGAACAATTAGCTATTGCTTCTACGGTATAAAACTTTAATCCTCTAAGTTCGTCTGCTTGGCTACGGGTTACTTGAGGCCATTGTTCAATAGGAGTACCAACAAATCCCTCTTGATTTCCAACCTTATTCTGGTAATTAGCCCATTGGATAGGAAAACGAGTTTTATGGCTTTCTGCTGCGTAAGTGTCAATTTCACTTAAAGAATCGCCAGGTACTAAGATTCGTACAAAATCAAATTCTTTAAAAATCGGTCTACCTGCGGCAATAGATTCTGCCTCTTGGTTTACAGACCGTTTATAGAATTGGACTGCTAATCGTGAATCTGCATTATTGGTATCGGACTCTATGCCCATGAATATCTCCTAAAGTGGTTTAGGTACAACGGTTAAAAGAAAAAGGGCTACCCTTTTGAGATAGCCCCGTTTTTACAACATCTTCAATTTTTAGACTGAAGCCTTACCAAACCAACCATAGTCACCAGAAGCCATTGCTACCAATGGGCCTGAATATGTGCCTGCGGATGGAGTTGCAACAAAGGTTGAAGCATTTACTGAGCAAGTGGTTAATGATGCTGCAATAGCAGCGCCAGCTTGTGCGAATACATAACGCAAGCCATCAGAACCAAATACCTCAGCACCTAAAGGGCCAAATGAAGGCAGGTTAGGACTGGTTACGGTTTGAGGATTATTCAAATCGATACCAGAGAGGGGGGTAATTGTATATGCCATGATTTATTTTCCTTTTCTATGGATTAAGAGCCTGTTAACAGACCTTGGAGGAAACGATTTGAAGTTGTAAGATTGCCTGCAAATCCATACAATTTTACAATCGCGTCCTGATTTATAGACTGTCTTTCACCACCAATAGGAACAAAATTACGCTCTTTGTGTGGGCGGAAAGATATGTAATTTGTGTTCAACATATACATATAAGTCGCTGTTTCTTGTGCGCCATAACCGCCACCCAAGACCACATCAGCAGAAGTACCACCACCGTAGAACTTGAGTGAAGCAAAACCAGCAGCACCAGATTCTTCAGCAGCAATACGCTGGATAGCTTGCAATGCGCCTACATAGTAGGTGTATAGCGTGTTACCAGCAACGATTAAGTCAGCCTTGTCTGTGCCACGAATCTGCTTGATTGAAGCAGAAGTCATAGCTGCAAGAATGGTCGTAGCCGAGGTTGCACCTGTGGTGATTTGGTTCTGCCAGAAAGTCCAGTTAGCAGCGTTAATACCACCGTAAGTACCAGTAGTAGGAGTGGCTGAAACTGCAGCACCCAAACCATCTAAGTTCTTACCGCCATTACCTGTACCGTCAAGGTATAAGTCACCAGAAATACGGTTTAACAGACGAGCTTCAGAAACTTGCATACGACCATCTAACAGGTCAATGATTGCTTCTTTAGAGCTATTCTGTAACATTTCTAAACCACT